GCGTAAGTTAGTGTGGTCACCAAACGTTTAGCTTCATTGCTACGCAATACTGTGTTTGTTCAAATTCGTTATCAGGAGTTATGATTAACTCCGTCTGCAAAGATCTGCTGAACACATCAGTAGCGTCTAACTGAGGAAAGCGATTGAATAGATCGGTTATGAAATCTGTTTGATCGCATACACATAATGCTTGGTTGCATCTGCATTTCATTGACAATCTTTGTTTCTGAGAATATTCGTATTGTTCTACTAGATAATGAGAAGATATGTCTGCCAAAAATGCTCGCGTGTTAGTGTAAACCAGGTAATCTTCAAGATTTGTGAATACTCTGGCACGTCCTTGCTTCATTTTAATTCTAATTCCGGTTAGATCAGTTTTAAGCAAGTCGTTATACTGTGTGAAGACGGGCAAGCCTTCCATCCAGTAAAGATTTGATAAGTATAATGCCTGTTTATATACCTTTATTTCATCTGTAGTCATGTTTAATGCTTTTCTCGACCATGGGGTTAGAGACAAGAATCTAGGTAATTGTCTGATTATCTTGAATCCTTGTTCATTGTGATAATAAGTCGAGGTTGAGCAAAAATCGATATCTGCTATAGTTCCTATTTTGAGGTACTTTGCTATTTGTCCTAATCCATGAATTCCTGTTTTTTCTGCTGAAAATACTGAATAATATGCTTTGTTGAGTATATGTTCTGGAATAGGTTTTAAAAATAGCGTGGCATCGTCACCTTTGCAAGTTAGGCCATATTGATCTTTGGTTAATCCTAATTTGCATTCAGCTACATATCTATTGTATATAGCCATTCGCACGGTGTTCATGAGTGTGGTATCGCATGTTCCTGAATATACTTTCCCACGTTGTTCTATTGTGCCAATGACTTTCTTTGTGCTGAATCTCCCATTTTTACTTATTTCAACCATTTTTATTGTACGCCATTCGGGCATGGCGTAAGCATGAAAGTCTCTCTCACCTACATGATAGATTTGTTTGTTTTTAAGAAGCAAACTATAAATTGAATGATCAACTATTTTCTTGATCTCATAGTGTTGCGTTCTATCGAATCCGGATCCATCTAACTGAACTGTTTGTGTGAAACCTGCTCTTTGCATGGAATTGTAATATCCTTCAAGATCTGTCCAATTCTTAGTTCCACAATATCCTTTAAAATACTTATCGAAGTATTCTGCTAATTTCCATGTGACAGGGCCCATAACATATTTATGCTCGGCAGGAGCAGAACAAATGCATCTATTCTTGGGTGCTTTGTTTATTGTCTCCCCGTCAACAACGGTTTTCTCGTATAATTGCTTTTCTGATTTGACGAACATTTCAAAAGTATCGTCATATTTCAAATTTAAAGGATCTATGTTTTTAAGTTCAGCTTGTTTTCCCTCGGTGAGGTGGTTGAACCAATCAGCATATGAATATTCAAAACCAAAAAGTATTTCTTCGATTTCGGGCATAATAACTCGCTTATACCATTTTTCGAATTGAGCGAGTTCATTGGGGTCGAAGTATGTTACTTCAGTGGCTTGTCTTTTAACAGCGCAATAATTTGTGGCTTTGCAAATGTGATAAATAATAGGCTCAGGTGCATCGGGTAATACAGGGGCTATCTGAACCAATCCAGGTTGGTCACAATCGCATTTCATAGACATAAAGGTTTTCTCATCCATGTTGGGGGATAAAGAATCAATTTTCCATTTGGTATCTCTGTCTAATTTGCCAGTAACTTCTGCATAGTTATCGAGACTTATGCAGGAGGTTCTAATTATTTTTCCAAAATATTGTTTAGTTTTATTGATTGATTGAATTACTCCTATAAGTTTTGTTTCTACCGTGGCATATAGTTTCTTTACTATTTCTTTGCCTATCACTAAAAATACAATTGAAAAAATCATAAATAGTTTGGAACCTACAGGGTGGTTGTAGGTTTGTGCCTCCAATGACATATTTTGCATTGCGTTTGCAGAACCAAGTAATCCCAAAGTAGTATATACGAGGGTGGTTATGTGTGTCAATCTAGCATGATATGCGATGATTGCGATTGACAATAGAGTTGCACCGTATAAAGCTACTATGTAGATTATGTTGGCTATTGCTGTTAAAATTTTGAAAGTTTTTGCTGCTTGGAATGAAGCAGAAACACAGTCTACAATCCCATTACAGGGCATTGTGACGAATGAGAAGAGCGTGGATAATATGAGATATATTCCTAGGAAAGCTGCTATCGAGAAAAACCATTGCCAGATTGCGGGATTTGTTTCTCTTTCAGTTGTGACTTTTCCTCTCCTCAGAGCATTGATTTGCTCAACAGTTGATTGTGTGATAAAAGATGCTATTGATCTTTCTGTATGTAACAAGTCAGGAATTACTGCGGCTACCAAACCATCTATCAAGGATATGTTAGCTGTGGTTGATAGCATGTTTTTGACTTGTCTCATATACACTGCTCTTAATCGATCTGTTGTTATTTCATTAGCATTTAACAATTCGGTATAAATTTTATTGAATTGGGCGACTTCAATTAATTGTTTTGGCGCATTACTTGTGTGCATATGAGATTTGCTCCACGAGTAATTTGTGCCATCTGTTATTGTTAAATATGTGCACATGATATGTTGATCCACTACTTTATAGTAGACAGGACTGGACTTTTCTTTATTGTTTTTAAGAATATAGGGTCGTCCAGATAAGAAATTGCTTGTGTTAATTTCAGTCAACTCATCTTTGATATTGATAAATTGGATTTCCTGTGAATCTGCGTTAATATTCATTATGTTGAAAGTATTAACATCTACTACTTCAGTTATTAACTTAGTATCACTAGCAGCAGGTCGTTTGAATGAATCGTTCTGGGCTTTGGTGATAATTTGTGTTTTAGTAGATATGTAGTGGTTGCTAGCCATTTGCATTCTTTGCAATACTGTGGTGTAGAAATAGTAGGTTTGGCCTTCTATTTCTAAACTATGGACCGTGGCGTCATGGTTATACAGGTCTGTGTTTAACTCAGGTAATGGGTGGGTATACACTACCTCATTCCCCACTACTGACATGTTTATTTCGTTTCCGTCATATTTCCATGATCCATATTTGTCTCCGTTGAATACTAGAGGTTGATTATTTCTAGTTTCCACTAATTCTGGGTTGAATACGTGGAAGATATTATATGCTGCAGTTCTATCGGAGATTGCTATCATTACATTTTCATTTAGATTGGTTGTGGTGTTTTGGCGCTGAAGATTGGTTAAAATTGCGCGGTATACATCGGGATAGTACCAAGTGTCTGTAGAGAACATCGTTTTTTCTAAAATATGTGTGCATTCTTGCACCAAACACTCACAAAAATTGTTTTTGTAATGATCGAGGCCTAATTCTGTTACGGAATCTTCGGGATAATCGTAGAAATCTTCATCTACGTTTCCTAATTCAAAATCTGATATAATTTTGGTAGCCTCACCTTCTAATGATTTAACAATTTGTTTTCTAACTTGATGGAACTTTGCACATCTGGTGACATCATTTGTGTCATTAGTGCAAGGTCTGTTCCACCATATATGTTTGAGGTCTAGATTTCTTCTAGAACATCCTATTTCATAAGTAGGTAATAATCCTATGTGGTTCACGATGACTTCTTTCTCGAAACATCTACGCCAGGTGGCTAGTGCTTCGTGAGGATTGGTCACATCAGGATTAATTCTGGTGTTAAGATTAAAGAAGGTTTTGATATCTTTAGCGTATTTTGCGCTAATGATATCCACAGTAGTATTTTTATATTTACTAGCAAAAGTGTCGAATAGTATCTTTTCACTATAACTATGTAGAGGTTTGGTATCTATGAGAGTTATAGCTGTGTTTCTTCTTGGGTCGGTGGTTTTCTTTTCTTTCTTTACCATAGGGTTAGCTGTGCTGTCCATCACAGAAGTATTTTTCCATGATGAAGTTGCACGATTGGAGACCTCAATTTCTTGAGGAGTAGACTTTTCAGTCTTATAAATCTTTGCAGACTTATA